CCGGCTCGGCTCGGGGCCAGCCTGACCGCCCGAACGAACCTGCGCGCCACGGAAGCCCTGCTCCGTGCGGTAGCGGCTGTCGCGCGAGCGGCCGCCAGCGATGTCGAGGTTCGTCTCGTTGCGGCCCTGCGCGATGCCCTCGCGGCTCTGGACGTTTTGCGTGTTGCGGGTGTTGCGCCCGGATTCCGCCGACTGACGATCCTCGTGCTGGTAATCGACGCTCTCGGCGTAGGTCTCGGCGCGGCCCTGCTCGATGGCAAGCTGGCCCTTGTGCCAGTCGGAGATGATCTGGTTCTTCTCCGCGTTGGTCTGCGCGTTCGCCAGCTTGATCTCGACTTCCTGCCCGAGCTGCCGGAGCCGCTGCATCTTGAGTTGGGTAGTGATTAGAAACTCATTACCCTTCATCTGCGCGTCCATGATGGACTTCGTGATTGGCGCGATGCCCTTGATGTTATCAAGCTGCTCCTTCGCCGCAGTCATCAGCGTCATCGGGTCGATCTTCGGGTTGGCCCGCTTGATCGAAGTGATGATCGAGCTCCACGTCTGGTTCGCTTCGCGGATCGGATTGTCGAAGTTTATCCCCGGCTGCGCGGTGGCCGAAAGCGCCGGGTCGGGCTGCGGCGGCGCCTGTGGCGCTCCCTGCGGCGCGGTCGACGGCATCGGCGGCGCGGGAGCCCCACCCGGTGAGGGCAAAGGCGCCAAAGGGTCGCGCGGCGCCGCCTGCGGCGCGGTCGACGGCATAGGCGCTGTGGGCTGTGGCTTCGGGGCGAGCGCGGCCAAGGCGGCGGCCGGTGGCGCGGGGGGCGCGTTGCCGCCAACGCCAGAGAAGTCGCTGTTAGCCAGCGCCGTGGCGGCTTTCTTGGCGCGAGCGTACTCCTGGAGCTTCCCGATTTCGTCGGGGAGGCCCTGTAGCCCTTGCGCCAGTCCTGAGAAAAAGTCTGCCATGTTAGCCGCCTGGAATGAAGTGCATACCGGCCTGGACCGCTACGCCGAGCAACTGCCCGAGACCGCCCATGAAGCTGTCCTGGTAATTGATCTTCGCGGCGTTCTGCGCCCCGGCCGTCGCCTGCTGGCCGATGTTCAGGTAGTTGCCATACCCGCTGACATCGTTCTGGAGGTTGCCGCTCATCGCCGACTCGCCCTGCGCCATCTGCCCGAGCGCTGCCATCTGGTCCTGCGAGATGGTATTGCTGGCCTCGTAGGGCATCATCGCGGCGAGCGCTTGCGTGTCCGCGCCCTGGCCCTGCAACCCCTGCCCCGCCGTGACGATGTTGGAGCCGGTGATCCCCATGTTGGCGGCCTTGCCGTACATGCCCGCCGCGTCGTTCAGTAACCCACCCGAGCCCTGCAAAGCGGTGAGCGCGTTGAGGTCGAGGCCGCCGGCGCTGCCGTAGAGGCCGCTCAGCGCCGAAAGCGCCTGCATCCCTTTCGTGAGCCGGGAGGCGTCATAGTTGCGCTTGTAGGCCGCCATCGCGTCGCCGGTGACGCCAGCGGCGAACGGCGATCCCGATAGACCCTGCTCGGCGTTCCCGACATTCGCCGCGTCCTTCGTCTGCTGCATCCCGTAATTGTACTCGGAGAAGTTGGGGTCGAGCCCCATTTCCGCGAGGTACGGGGCATAACTGCGGAGCGTGTCGGCATTAGCCGCCATCGGCGCGGCGTAGCCCTTGGCGAGCCCGGCGAGCTGTTCAAGCTGCGGCGCGTAACCGCGAACGGTGCCCGCATCGTTGAAGATTTGGTTGCCCTGCGCGGTGACGAGGCCGCCCTGCGTGACATCGTTCTGGCCGACCTGGTTGGTGACATTGGCCGCGTTGACGGTCCCCTGCACCATCGGCTGAGCGTACTGGTTGGCGAGGACGCCGTTGTAGGCGTTGGCGTAGCCGGTATCGACCGCGCCCATGTTCGCCTGGTCCTGAGACGTAAGCCCGCTCAGCGTCCCATAGTAGGCGCTGTCCGCCGCGCCCTGGTGGGCGGGCTGGTACGGCGTCGGCGCTTTCTGTCCCCCACCCATCTCAGGCCACCAGCTTCGTGTAGTAGCGCTCGGTCGGGGTGTACCCGCCCTTGCCGAGCAGCCGGTTGAGGGAAGACTCGTTCGGCGCGAGACAGGTGATCTTCTGAACGCCCATGCGCTTCAAAGCCTCCTCGCAGCCGACGAACAGCTTGAACGCCGCATTACCCTTGCGGCTCTCGGGCACGACGTAGAAGCCGGTGTTCCACGCAAAGAGGGTCGACTTGAACAGGAGGTGCGGGGCCATTTCGAAGACGGCGTAACCGACCAGCTTGCGATCATCGAACAGCCCGAAGGCGTGGAGCGTCGCGCGCTTTTCCATCTCGGCCGCCAGCTCCCAATCCGGGTTGAGCGGCACCGCCTCGTGGTCGATCGAGCACTCGCGCCAATGCGCGAACATCATCGCTTCGAGGTTGTCCTCGCGGAGCCACGAGAGAGGGGTTTTCTCAACCGACAACATCGAGCGCGAGCTCCAGCACCAGTTCGTGCGCGGTGTTCGGGGCATTGAAGTTGGACGCGGACACAAGCCCGCGGTGGTCGGCAGCGGTGGCACCCCACACGAGCGGCGCAAGCACCTCTTCCGCCGAGTAGAGCCGGAACGAAGGCGACGGGTTGAGGAGGACGTGGACGCGCATGAAGGCGTCGGGGTCGATAATGTCCTCGGTGTGCCAGTCGGTGTACGCATCCGGCGCGTAGGCGAGGACGTAGGCGTGCTGGAGGTCGCCGGGGCGCGGCAGGTCCGACAGGCGCGTGCGGACCTTATGGAAGAGGGCCTGCGCCGACTTCCACCCTTTCAGCACCTCTGTTTCTTCCCGGTCGTTCAGGAGGTCGAGCACCCGGACCTTGTGATGGTGCGGCGCGGGGCTCTCTACGAGGCCCGCTTTGTGCTTCCCAATGTACGCGGTGTAGAAGCTTGAGAGGTCATAGTAGCCGATGCCCGAGAAGCGCATTTACGCCGTGCGGCCGCCAATCGAGTGGCCGTGAGCGACCGAGCTGCGCGTCGAATCGCTGTTCATCGAGGCCGCTTCGCTCTCGGCCTTGCGGCCGATGGCGCCTTCGGGACTCTTGGTCTTGAGACCTTCGAGGAGGTTGCCTGACTTCTTCATGGGTACTCTCCCTGTCGGAGCAAAGTGTGCGACGCGGTATGGTGTATTAGATTTCGCTCCCCGCGTCGATAGCTACGTTACGACCGACTTGAAGGATGTGAAGTTGAAGATGAGCGCTTCGAGAAGCGCACCGGCGCTAAGGTTCTCAAGTGTCACGAAAAAGCCCCCGGTCACTACGCCGTCGACCCAGTATCGGTACGTCCCCTTCGTGGCGTGGCCGCCTTGAAGGTTGAGGATGCAGGTGTCCGTGGACGCGAAGTTGGAGTTGAGAACTTCGAAAGTGACGCGTGCGCCGGCCGCCAAGGAGGCATTGTTGGTCGTGAACTGACCGCAAAACTTGTTGTTCGTTACCGCTGTAGTCTTGCTCGTAAGCTGCGTCGCCGCGCCGCCGAGGCCGATCCCCGCCGTGTATCCAAGCTCGTAGCTGGACTGGATGAACGTGCCTGCCGCGTCGAAGAGCGCGAACTTGTTGTTGGTGTAGGGGCTCGTTCCGCCGACCGGGCCGGTCACGCTGGTCCCGGCGCCGCAGCAAAACACGTTGTTGCCGCTCGAAGTCGTCATATTGTAGGCGAACCCCTGCCCGCCGAGCTTGCCGCCTATGGTCCCGTTGGAACTGTAGCAGCCGAGGAAGGTGCAGGTGTTGGCGGACCCGAGATTGAATCCGTCGTAGGTGCCGTTCTGGATAATGCCGTCGACATAGCTGTTGTCGAACGCGAAGCAGCCGATGAAGTCGCAGCGCGAAGTGCCGCCTATCATACTCCAGCCGTGCTGCGTGTTACGGAACGTCGTGCAGCCGACGAAGGTGACGCCCTGGATGTTGTTGCATACGATCCCCGCGGTCCCGTTTTCGCTCGCCACCAGGCCGACCACCGAGGCGTAGCGCATCTCCTGCAAGAGAAAGCCCGAGAGTGCGTTCCCCCGCGCCACGAGATTGACGAAGCTGCTCTCACGGGTAACGTAGTCCCCGGCCGACCAGGTGCCTCCGAAGGTGCCTTTGAGCTGGAAGCCGTTGGACGTGTTGTTGTAGCTCGTGCAGCCGGACATTATCGACGAGATGAACCCGTCGTAGGTGTCGAAGCCGTCGCCGTTGCAGCCCTCGGCATGACAGCCGATTACCTTGGCGAACAGGGTGCCGCCGCCGAACTTGAAACCGTCCTGGTTGGAGGCATTGTAAACCTGGCAGTGCAGGAACTCGCACGCCGTCGCGTTGCTCATGAAGAAGCCGTAGCTGCGCGACGAGAGCGAGATGCAGTTGATCGCCTTGTTGCGAAGGGTGGTCGACTGCGGGGGGATCGGGCCAGCGGCGGTTCCGGCAGCGGGCCAGAAAATGAAGCTGTTGGTCCACTTGTCGCACGTTACGTTCTCAACCGTGCAGTCGGTGGAGTCCTTCAAGCTGATAGCGACTTGCCCGCCAGTCTGGAGGACGCTCGCCTCCATCTTGAAGTCCGCGAGGCGGATGCGGGACATGGTGGTGGAGGAGAACACCTCTCCGCTGTTGGCGAGCCCGGTGAAGTGGAGTGTCGTCAGTACCGGGCCCTGCCCGAATATCTGATCGTCGTCTTGAAGCGCGAAGTTCGGCACCGCCTGGTTGACCACGAACACGCCGGCCGGGATCTCCAACGGCTTCTTGGAGAGCCGAGACAGCGTGATCCCGACGTTGATCGCGGCGTAGTTGTCGGACGACGATTGAGAGATTCCGGCCCACCGCCCTTGCACGGGGCTGTCGAAGTTTCGGACCCACGCTCCCGCGGACCCTGACTGGTTCAGCGAAGAGGGATTGTAGATCGCGTGATGCGGGTCCTGGGCGACGCTCGGAGAAAGATCGGAAGCCTGGAACGTCCAGAGGTTTCCGTCGAAAAACGCCGTCCTGTCGGTCGGAAGGCTCGACATCTGCGAGAGACTTCCGACAAGGACCATAGCGACTTGCAGCGACAGCGCCCGCGCTAGGCTGTCGGTGCTCATGCGATCATCGCGTCGGCGCGCGCCTCGACCGTGTTTGCCCGGTTCGTGAAGCCGTGCGCGTAGGTCGCCCACGTCGGCCGGGTCTGGAGGTAAGCGAGATGCGCCTGGGTGAAGGCGCTGATGAGCTGTTTCGGATCGGCGGCCCGCGCAGCGGCTACCGTCACCGGGCCGATATACCCGTCAACGTCGATGTTCAGGACTTGCTGGAGAAGGCACGCGGCACGATAGGGGCCGCTGTTCACGCCGCAGTCGAACACCTGATAGTCGACGCCCGCGGGAAGCTGGTCGCCGAGAACCGGCGCCCAGTACATCGTCCGGTAGATAGCGCTTTCCTCGTCCGGAGTGATGTCGGCGACATCGCGAAGCCGAAGTCCCCGAGTCACCCGCCAGTGGTCGTAGGTGTGCTGCGTCACACCTGCATTGGTGCGGCCGCCGGGATCGCGCGGATCGTCCACGAGGCCGCCTTCGCTCTGCAAGACGTAGGCCAGGCTCGGGGGGAAATCGTACATCATTTGACCCTCCGCAGCTTGCCGAGGAGGTCGCGCTCATCGCGGGTTAGAACCGTCTGCGCGCCGCGGTCGAAAGCTTCGTGGATGAGCGCCGCCGGGCCGAGGACGTTGACGCACGCAACCGTCATCTCCCGCACCGACTGGCGAAGCTCCCGAAGCGCGTCGAAGTGCTCTTCGGTAATCATCGGCGGACCAGGTTCTGAATGACGGCGGTGAGCGCGGCGAAGTTGGCCGCGAGTTCCTTGTCCATCGCCAGGCGCTCCTTGTCGAATTGAAGCCGCTTCTCATCGGCCACGGCCCTCTCGGCCCGGCGTTGCTCGTCGATCGTCTGGCGGCATTTTTCGGTCCAGACGTTCCACCAGATGAGGAAGCCGACGACGATCCCGAGCCCGCCGAAGTCCGAGAGCGCGTGGATGAGAGTGGCTGCGTCCGTCACCCGCCACCTCCTAGGAGTACCTGAACGAGACCATGCCGGCCCCGCCGGGCGAGCCGGGTGCGCCGCTTGTCTGCCCGGCCCCGCCACCGGCACCGTTTACCCCCGTCGTGTTGGAGTAGATGCCGTTCGGAGCCTTGTTGCTGCCGGGGCCGCCATTGGTCGCGCCGGTAGCGCCGGTCGTGTTCGCCGCGTTACCGCCCGACGCCGTTCCGCCGGAGCCGCCAGTACCCAGGTCCCCGGCAAGGCCGCCCTGTCCTGCGTTGCTCGTCATGGTGGTTATCGCCAGCGTTCCGCTGCTGGCGGTAGAATTGCTTCCGGCGTTCCCGGCGCTGTACGCAATCGTCTGCCCGCCGATGCAGGAGTAAGACGACCGCGCGTAGCCGGCCGCGCCACCCTGCCCTCCAGAGAGGTTCGTGCCTCCAGCCCCGCCGCTGCCGCCGCCGCCCCACACTTCGATGACGACTTGCGAAGCGCCGACAGGCACAGTCTCGGTTCCCACCGACGCCGTGTAAGCATGCACGACGGGCTGGAAGCCGCTGCCGAGGTTGCTCGCCGCTAGGAGAATCCCACTCACGAGAGCGCCGTCCCTGAGATGAGCCACGAGGTCGCCGTGACCTTGCGGATTTTCGCCTCGCCGTTCTGGCCGAGCGTCCGGGTTCCGGTGGTGGTGGTCCCTGACAGGGTGAGCGTGTCGGCGGTGATGGCGATGCTCAGGGCCGAAGCGTTGAGGTTGGTAATCAGGATCACCGCACCGACCGGAAAGGCGACCGAGGCGTTGGCCGGGATCGTGCAGGTCAACCCCGCGCCGTTGAAGTCGACGCCATCGCCGATGTCGCTGAGCGCCAGCGTGTAGTTGGTCGTGTGGAGGTTCTGCGGCACGCCGAGCTGGCCGATGCCGTTGGCGAGGTTGCCGGGCGTGAGGGCGCCGGTCGCGGTGATGCCGCCGTTCATGGTTACGGCGCCGGTGACGGTCAACGTCGACGAGAAGGCGCCTGTGCTGGCGCTGATCCCCGCGTTGGCGGTGAGGAGCCCCGAGGCGGTGAGCGCCGCTACTGTCGAGGCCCCGGTGACGCCGAGCGTGCCGCCGACCGTTGCGTTGCCTGTCAGCCCGAGCGTCGTTCCCGTGATGCCCGCCAGTGTCGCGCTGCCCGAGAGATTCAGCGTAGTCCCCGAGAGGCCCGCATTGGCGGTGATGAGCCCCGAAGCGGTGAGGGTCGCCACAGTGGTCGCCGCGGCAAAGCTGACAGCGCCGGTGAACGCCGCTCCCGCGAGCGGCGCATAGCTGCCGAGTTGAGACAGGGCCACGGCGTCGCTCGGGGATGTCCCGGCGACGAGGTTGTGGATTTGGGTGTTCTGCGCGTTCATCCCCGCGCCGCCGCCACTGTCGAGCAGCGCGCGGTTAAGGGCGGCGAGCAGGTAATTGAGGTCGCCCATCACTTGCGTAGCGTCGGCGGTGGTCCCGTTGGAGAGGGGGTTCGGGATCGCGAGACTGTTGGATATGGGCATGGCCTACCTCACACGTCGTTCATGTTCACCGGCTGGACCGGGACATAGAGATTGCCGATCGCCTGCCCTGCGGCGGCGGGGAACGTCACGGCCACATGTGCCTGGCGGAACACGAGCGGGTTGGGCCACTGGAGCGCGTACTCGCGAAACAGCGACACCGGCGCTCCCCACGTCCCCGAGCCCCACGCGAAGCTGTCCCATATGGAGGCCGCAGCGGCGGCTCCGTTGAAGGAGCAGGCCCCGAGCACGGACCCCCGGTCGTCGTCGACCTGCACGTTAGCGAAGTCGGCGTTGCTCAAGGACATCACGAGCGTCCCCTGCACCACCTTGTTCCAGCGCGCCGCCTGGTTGTCAGGGAGAAGCACCGTCCGGTACTGGCATTGCAGGCGCGCCCCGTTCTCGGTGTAGGTCGAGGTGAAGTCGGGAATGGCGTCGCTCTGCCATATCTGCCCGTTGACGCCATCCGGAGCGATCAGGAACGAAGCTCCCGAAATGTACGCCTGCGCCGCCCGCGCCGTGATCGTGTGCGGGCCGGTCCACACCTTCGTATTAACGTCGAGCCAATATTCGGAGGTCGGGTTGCCCGGCTGCGAGCCGTCCTGCACCGTCGCCCGATAGATGTTCTCGGAGTAAGCCGCGACGATGCGCGAGGGGTAGAGAGCGTTGAGAAACGGGATCGCCACGCCGCTGCCGTCGATATTCAGCGGCTCCGACAGCGATCCGGTGAGCGACAGGATGCGAAGCCCGTCGACCGACATAAACATGGTCCCGACGGGGGTTCCGACGATCGAACGCGGCGCGAGCGTCCCGACGGAACCCGCCACCGCATTGACCAGCAGCCCGCCGTCCGTGGTGCCCCCGCCGCCGGTCACATCGTAGCTGGTGCCGTTGACCGCGAAGTTCCCGGCCGCCGCGTCGCCCGTAACCTGGTAAAGCGTGCCGGCGCCCTTGAAGACGGTCATGGACTGCTGCACGCCGCCGGTAAGCTGCGAGCTCAGCGGAACGCCGGCCAGTGCCGTGATGTCGGTTGAATCGCCCACCAGGAGCGCCTGCGAGGCCGCCGAGACCTGCAAAGGCATTAGCGGGTCCGAATAGACCAGAAACGGCCCCGAGCCCATGTAAGCGCGGCTATTGAAGCCATACACGGTCTTCGGGATCGTCGAGATCGGGTTGGTGTTGAAATTGCCGGCACCCCATCGCGGAGCCGCTGACGTGCCGCCGGTGACATTGACGGTGACGCCATTGGCCGTCGCCGTGGCGTTGGCGCTGACGGTGATCGAGCCGCCGCCGGAGAAGTTGATCGCGACGCCGGTGGAGGTCGCGCTTGCCGCCTGGCTCAGCGTGACGCTCGATCCGGCGATGGCGGTGATGTACGTCCCCGAAGCGATTCCGGGGCCAGTGACGGTCATTCCCGGCGTCACCCCGACCACCGAGGCCAGCCCGTCGAGCGTTGTCGTGCCGTGGGTGTTGCCGGTGGTGTTGAGGCTGAACGTGCCGTTGGCGCAGGAAACCACATAGGTTCCGGCCGGGAAGTTGGCATTGGCGATAAGCTGGCCCGGCTGCACGCCTTGCAGGATCGGTGCGCTGTTGCCGACCGTCGTGTAAAGCGAGCTGATGACGTTGGAGCCGAGCGTCGTGTTGCCGAGGACGCTCTGCGAATAGCCCGAGGTGTCGATCCAGCCGAAGTAGGTTCCCGGCACGGCGCCACCGGCAAAGCCGGGGTGGGTGCAGAGGATATAGGTATTGTTGATCGCCCGCATCACTGGCGGAACCCAATCGCCGGTGGTGTTGGGCGAGAGGGGCAGGAGCGTGCTCGCCACCCCGCTGATCGGGATGAAGCTGTTCGACGAAAAATCGTAGCAGAACGGCTCGTCTTTTCCGGCGTAGGTCGGTGACGAGATCATGCCGTAGGCACGGCTCCCGACCACCACCATCTCCGAGATGACGCCGTTCGGGTTGGCAACGGGTGCGCTGGCGAAGTCGATAACCTTCACCGCCGCCGGGCGCGGAACGAACACCCCGTCGGTGTGATAGGAAAGGACGAGGTTCTGGAGCGCCAGCATCGCGCCGGGGAAGGCGTTGGTGCCGTCCCGCGCATCGCTGAGCCCCTTGGCCCGGATGATGACAGGGGTTTTTCCGCGCAGGCCCACCGTCAGAATCCGATCGTCTTGGTGTTCTTGAGCTTGCCACCGCCACGGAAGAACCGGCGGTCGAGCGTCACCCGCTGCGCGCGGGTCTCGCGGTCGTCCTTGAGGTCGAGATAGCGCCGCAGGATGCCCTGCGCGCCAGCGTCGCCATCGCCGAGGAACGTCGTGTAGCGGTCGTCGTCGGCCAGCCGCATCAGCTCGCCGGTCAAGCGGGTGATTAGATAGTCCTGGTTCGGGAACCATGGGATCACGCTCGACTGCTCGGGCGTGGAGATGTCGGGCATCTGCGAGAAGTAGCGCAACGTCACCGGCAGCACGCCGTTCGCCGGCGGCCAGACGTAGAGCGCCGGCGGCGACTGCGACATATCCGTGGCGTAGGCGGTCGGGTAAGCGTTGAAGCCCGCGATCTGCGGGTAGCGGTCGAACTCGGCTAGGTCGATAGACACCAGCGGGTAGGGAACACCGCCGAGCGTGTAGAAGAGGTCGTCCTTGAGCGCCCGAAGGTAGTCGCTCGGGAGGCCGTATGGCCCCGAGTTGTTGCTCAAGTTGATGGTGGTGACCTTCTTCGCGATGTCGAAGTCGTAGGTCTGGCAGAGGTCCGAAAGTATCATGTTCAGGAGCTGCCCGGCTTGGGTCGTGAAGCCGGGCACACCTGCGGCCTGTGTCGCAAGCGAAACGATCTGCGTCGCCTGCAACGGCATGACCTATCCCCCGCCGATGATCGCGTCGCACTCCGCGATCTGCTCTTCGGCCTTGGCGATTTCCTCGTTGTACCGGCCGATGGAGACGGCGATGTTATCGCGCGCCTGCTGGCGGTCGGCCGCGGCCTTGGCCTTCTGCTCGGAAAGCTGCTCGTTCTCGCGCCGGATCGCGTTGACAGCCGCCGCGTCAGCGCCAACCGGCTTCGCCCTACCCTTGGCGTTGGCCGCGTCGAGCAGCGAAGCCGTGCGCTGGACGTTGGCGGCGATGGCTGAGTTGATCGCCTCCTGATTCTTTTCGAAGTCGGATTCGAGCCGGGCGAGGTCTTCGTGAAGCTGGCGCCGCGTGCGGTCCATCTTCTCGACTTCTTTCACCAGGTCGCGCTTGCGATAGAACGACTTCTGGCGGTCGATTACGGCCATCGCCTTGTCGATCTTCGCGTGGATCGAAGGAAGGTCTTCCTCGCTGTCGGCAAAGCACTGGACGGTAATCTGCTTCTCGTCGCCAAGGTTGGCGAGGATCGAGTAGCCAAGAGCCGGCGCGACCGGGGCTTCGGCGGCCGGGCTCACGATGCCACCTTGTCGCTGAGCACGGGCTCATTCTTGCGGCGGTAGAAGTTTGCGAGGTCTTTCCCGTCGAGGTTCGACTGGTGAAGGTGGCCCCGATACATGATGTCGCGCATCGTGTCATAGACGTGGCGCGGCACATCGTAGGTGTAGCCGTGGAAATATTCCTGGCCGTTGACGCGGAGGCGGTCGGCGAACTCGGCGCAGTCGATCGTGACCTTCACCGCCTCGTCGAGATCGACCTTGCCGGTGCGCTTGCCTTCCTCGCGGCGAAGAGCTTCCATCTCCTCGCGGATGATGCGCTCTTTCTCCGCGTCGTGGAGCGCCTTCTGCACCCGCTCGCGAGCGACGCGCTTGGCTTCGGATATCTCCTTGTCGGAGAGGATCGAAAGGCTTTCTTCGGCTTCATCACGAGGTTCGTCGGCGGGGGTGCCGTCTCCGAACAGTTCGTCCTTGGGGTCGGACATGCTTGCACCTGTGGTTTATCGGGCGGGATTGCCCGCGCTCACAATGACATGAAAGGGGCAAAGTGTGAAGCGCGGTAAACTAGCGGAGCGAGTTTCCCCGCCCCGCTAGTCCCCAAGGAGCCTACTAGCCGAAGGCGTAGGCTGTGGCCGATGACTCGATGCGCGTCATGAACGCGACATTGAGCAAGATCGTCGAGTACATGAGCTTCCAGCTCAGCACCCGAATCTGGTTCATCGGGTCGCTCTTGTCCGCGTCCTTGAGGAGCGCGAACTTGGCGTTGTCGAGCTTGACCTGTCCGTAGGCGCCGCGCCCGAACACATAGGTCGGGAACACGTTGACGCCAGTGGCCGGAGCCGCCGGAGGG